TCTATTGGTGTCTTTGACTTCTTTTCAAGCCAACTGTAATTGTTTAATTCTTTAACTAGGGGAGTGCTATCCTCTTCGTCTATGATTAAGTCATAATCTTGTAGTAAAGAGATTCCATAAGTAATACTCCCTTGACCTTTTATTGTTGGTATTATATTAGATGAGGCTTTTAACTCATGTATTAATCTAGGTTCTGCTGAGTCTGCTACAATTAGAGAGTCTGCTGCATGTTTTTTATACAGTCCTCTAAGGTCAGAAGTAGTTAAAGCTGGTAAATAGAAACAGAGTTTAACGTAGATTATTTTCTTGTCTTTATCTATTGAGGTTTTAACTAAAGTATTTTCGTCTGAGGCAAATCCAAAATCTGCGCCAAAAACTGCCTTAGATACTTCTTTAAACTTACCTAGTTTCCAGTTAGTGAATATAACACCCTCTGCTTTCTCTAACCAGTTACCTTGTATTACAGCGTCATATCTTTGAGGTCTTCTTTTTTTCATATCCTCAATCTGACTTATATAGCTTTCAGAGAGGTTTTGTTTATTATCTAAATAGGTAGTGTGTATGTAAGTGGTATCTCCTTTGGTTAAGTTACTTCCAGCTTGTACTGCTTTGTCTTCATAAAACCTACGATATATAAAATGCTCTTTAGTACTAGGATTAAGTAAAAGGATTACTCTGTTTTGTTTATCTTTTTGTCTTACTGATAAGTCTATTTTATCAAATGAGTCTTCGTCTATCTCTTCTGCCTCTTCCATACACCAGGTAGTTACACCTTGTAAAGATTTAAGGTTTGCTGTTTGGTCTCCTGATGAGGTTTTAATACCTCTAAAGATTATCTTACTACCAGTTACTTTGTTGACTATCTCATCTCTGGTAATATGATACATGCTACCTATGTTTAATATTTCTATTTTTTCTTTAAACTCTGGTATGATTGAAACACTTGCTGCTCTTAAAGTGTATCTAGTGTATAGGATTACATGCCCTACTTCTAGTGTTAAGGCTAATAAGTAAACTCCAGTGAAGTATGATTTACCAGAGCCTCGACCTCCAGTTAGAATAGTGTATCTACTATCATTCCAGAAGGCTTGATATTTACTATTAAAGTTCAATCCTCATCTTTAAAGTTAAAGAGCTTTCTTAGGTCTATAGAAGGCACGTCTCCGTTTATATCTACTATCTCTTTATTCTTACCTAAAAACCTCTCCATGACCTTCTCTTGGGCTGTAGTGTTCCCTTTACGAGCCTCTCTAATTTGAGCTATTGCTATTTGTTGAAATTGGTTTAACTTTTCTGCTTTTCCTGTAATTGGATTCATAACCTCATTCTCTAACATTAATAAATCCATATATAACCTCTTTAAGTTTGGTGAGCCTTTTGGTCTACCTTTAGGGTTTCCAGATTGTCCTTTTTTAAACTGGTGCTTTTTAATATCTTCTTTGCTCATTTTATGCTGTATTTGTGCTGTATTTCTTTTTTTTAATAAAGTCTGTCTCTAGTTCTAATTTTGCTATATGAAAGCTCATCATGCTTTCAGCATACTCAATATGCTTTGGGTTTTTTGACCTCTCTAGAACATCTATATAATATTTAATCATTGCTTCTATTTCGAATTTATCCATATCTATTCTTTATAAACTGTTAAACATATATCGAAGAGTAATAAGTAAGCTACATAGTCAGTACAATTCTCTTGCTCATAGATTCTAAAGCCTAAGAGTACACCTATATATAATCCTATTTTTAATTCCCAACTACCTCCCACAATACTCGCATTTTAATTGTTCTTCTTTTTTTTCTTTATTTAAGTCTAGGCTTTCGTTTTCAAAAACATGCTTAGGTAAATCAAAACCCCAGTCGTTTAAGTCTTCCATATTCCACTGATTAGCTAGCGTGTCCATGTCCCATTCACCAGAAGAAGTATTATCTTTTATTACAAACTCTTTTTGTTTGTCTTCTGACCAGTCTACTACTTCTATTTCATATTCTTTATAACCTAACTCTCTTAGAGCTGCTAGTCTTTGATTGCCTCCAATAACTTCCAGATCACTATTACAAACAAGAGGTCTAGCTTCTAGCATCTCTGGAAAATCCTTTAGAGACTTTAATAGCTTTTTATACTTAACATCTTTTATTATTCTAGGATTGCCAGCATACCTTTTTAACTTATATAGTTTCTCTACTCTTCTCATTTGATTAGGTATTTTTCGTATTCTGTTCTTAGATTTTCTATTAAAGATTTTAAGCATGAGGAGCAGTTAGTAGGTTTGTCTTTTTTATCAAAGACTCTATTACTTATTTCTAGCAGCATGTTTCTCTCTTGTTCGTTCTTTAGATTTTTACCATTGTAGTTGTCAAAAAAGTACTCCAGATAATCAAAGTCAGACTCTGACAAACTACCTTCATAGGTCCAGAGTTTGTTAAGAGCTTTTTTTCTAGTATTGCACCCACAATCTTTTCCAGTAACTTCAGAGATTTTATCAACTACTTTTTTAATGCCAGTAGCTTTTGTTATTTTCTCTATCGTATCTCCAAGCCCTTTACTTTTCATAATATTGTTTTCTTAACTTTTCATTAATCTTCACCTTACATCTTTTAACAGTTCTATATATTGTTGAGATAGATAGTTTTGTGTTTTTACTCATCTCTGTAGAATGAGTTTTAAATTCATATCTATAAAGATTGAAGAGCTTTTTATCAAACCAGTAGAAGGTGTCTACATAGTCATCTATCTTTTGTTCAATACTTTTAACACTTTCTAGCTCTGACTCTTTAGCCTGTTCTATTAAGCGTTGCTTTTCTCTTTTAGTTAAACTGCTATAATCAAACCTTGTATATTTATTCTCTCTTCTGAGGTTGTCTATAAACAAGTTTTTGACTATTGTATATATATTAAACGATTTGGGGTTAAAGTATCGGTCTATGAATTTGTTAATTTCGCCCGTATCCTCATCTTTTTTTTCTAGTTCTTCATGGATTTTTAGAAACATATCCTGAGTTATATCCTCGTGATACATTCCCTTTTCGTTAGCAAAGTATTTAGATTCTATTCCTTTAACAATCTCTTTTATTTTATTGTATTTACTAGCTATATAATACATTGCGTCTTTTCGAGTCATCTTAAAATATTAATGGTAATAGCATCTGAAGTTTATTAAGAGCTTTATACTTCTCAATAATCTCAATTAAAAAGAACCTATCAAACTTGTAGCCTATTTGTTTAGTTAACTCTATATTAAAAGTTAGTTTGTCAAATCTTTCTACTCCTATTTTTTCTATTAGATTATTTCTATAGTTTAAAAGGTCACCAGATTTGTAATAATTGCAGGAAACGCATTGCCCATGCACGTTATCCTCATTAAACCTTACTGAAGAATGTTTACCAGCAGAATAGAAATGACCAGCCTGGAGGGTTGTATATTTACCACAAGATATACAAGGCTTGTCTTTATCTCTATTTCTTATAAACTTATTGAAATGAGTAGTAGCTATTGCTTTAAGTTGCAATAGTGTTTTCTGTTTTAATGTTTTATTTGTCGCCATAACTGAGTATGGCTAAGTGGTAATGTAAAGCTATAAAGTTATATGCTTACAAGTCAAGAAATATGTTTTAACAAAGGAGTGTATTTATTAACAAAAAAACCCCCTCTGGTTAAATCTAAATTATATAACAATGAATTAAAAAAAGTGAGGGGGTCTTCTTAACAAACAATATGAAAAACATTTATTGACCCTTTAAGGTGAGTCAGCCCTATGCTGTTTAATTGCTTCAGGAAAATATTTAATAAAAGATTTTTTTGGTTTATTTTTTAACTTTCTATCATATTTAATAGCAGCTTCATCATAAATAGTAGTTAAGTATTCAAGTTGGTCATTTTCCTTATTGTAGTTAGCAACAAAATTATCTGTACACATAATTTCTATAATTTCTTCATTTAAGTCATCGTAATCATGATTCATAATCTTTATAGCTCTTGTTATTCTTGCTGAAAAGGGACTTGCCTTCATCTTATGCTTACTCATTTCATTTAAAGTGTCAAATACTTGCATTCCTCTTTCAACATCTATTTTGTAGGTCATTCTTTTAAGTCTAGTAAGAAGTCCAGCATGGGTTCTACCTTCCATTAGTATTTCAAGGGCAGTTGTCGGTCTTAATCTTTTATGAGTATCCTTTTCCCATCTTTCTGCAATTTGCATTGCTTTTTCAACATCTAAATTTCCGTTTGCACTAGCATAATTAGCAAAATCCATTGCAGTCCACCTTCTACCAGTGTTATTAATTTCAATAGTATGACTGTCATTTTTCCATGTCTTACTAACTATATAATGAATTGTATAACCAAGTGTTTGTAATGCCCAAAATCTATGCTGACCATCAACAATAAAGCCGTCTGGATTTAAAACAATAGGTATCTGAAGACCATTTGCTTTAATGCTTTTAACTAATCTGTTAATTATGTTTTGGTTTGGTTTCCTATTTGAGTCTAAAAATTTAAACTGATTATAATTTTTTGTTTCGTGAATTGTAAAATTTTGTTTATCCATTGTGTTTTGTTTTTAAAAAGGTAAATCGTCTTCTGAGTTATCGTCTTTGTCTGGAGCAGTAATTTCTATATTAGCCTGAAAGTCCTCCTGTCTAGTTATTTTGACAGCTTTCAAATCATTATAATATTTTCCATTATAATCTTTTCTAGCACCGTCTACATAGGCTTCAACTTTTATAGCCTCGCCTCTTTGTATACCATCTAACATACTCTCCTCTCCATTAGTGCCTTTAAGTTTAAAGGTGTAAAATAGCTCAGAGTATTTTCCTGTATATTTAATTACAAACTCTCTTACTTTAAAGTCGTTATTAAATTCTTTTGTCTCTCCAATTTCGTGGAGGATTCCTGTTTTGTATAAGTAACCGTCTTTATTTTCCATTGTTTAAATTTTTCCTAAGTTGTTAATGTCTTTATTGTGTTTTTTAATTTTGTTTCTAATATCTATTTTAGTTTGATCTGACAGACCTTCGCCATTTTCGTTTTTAATATTATGGTCGGTTTCTAGTTCTTTAATTCTATCAGTCCAACGAACGCCAGCGTCTATACTGTATTCGTTTATCTCTTGTTCGGTACTTGCTCTATAGCAAACGTTTTTTTTACCACTTCGAGAATTTTCTAAGTTATATATGGGAGTAATAAGCCCCCTGTCTCTTAGCTCTGTAAACCTACTATTAACTTCGTTTGTAGGTCTTTTGTCTCTCCAGTATTCCATCGTTTGTTGAGGAGTACATTGCCCTAGACTTTTAATCATTTCTAAAGTCTCTTGTCTCCTGGTTTTTGCTGGGAGGTTTCTATAGCTTTCGTTTCTGTTTTCTATTGGATTAATCATAATTTATTTATTTTAGTTGCGTTTTGTTTTATATAATTTTCGACTTGTTTGTTTTCATATTCTATTTTCTGTTGTGTTTTTTTATGCTGTCTAGCAGACTGCTGTCTTTGCATGCTGTATTCGTTAAAATATTTAAGTATTTTATTTGGGTCTAAACTTCCATAAAACTCCCCAAAATCTCCACCTATTATCATTTTCATAATTAAAACAATGTCTGGGAATTTGAAGTAGTAATATTTGTCTATAATCATTTGAGCAGTATATTCTATTTGAATTTCTGTCATGGGCTGAGAGAGGTTTAATACCTCTTCATTTAGCCAAACTAAATAGCCCATAATTATTCCCTCTGTATATTGAGGTCCATTCAACTCTGACACTTTAGTAAGAGTTGGGCTAGGCGTATTAAATACGTCTGTCAATCTGTTTATCCTTCTATTAGTTACAGAATTACTTGGCTGCCACTTTTTTAATAATTCGCTGCTTGAAGGAGGTGCTATAACCTTTGTTTTTTTTGTCATTGTCGTTTTTTATTATTTCGTTTTCCCAGCCTTTATTCTCTATAAAGTTTAGGGGGTCTAGTCTAAATCTCTTTTGAGGAGTTGCTTCTATATAAGCTGGTATATATTCTACAGCTTTTACTTTCTCATCGTAAGAGAGAGTATTCCATGCTATTTCAGATTTGTGTTTATATTTTTTTTTGTCGTATAAATCAAAAAAATCTGTAAAAGTTGGGTAAATTTCAGTATCAGTGTCATAACTAAAGACAACTTTATTGTCATTATCATTGTCATTGTCATTGTCATTGTCAGCGTTTTGTGAGTTTTTGTTTAGATTATTAAGATGTTTAGAATAAGATTTGTTATTATTTTGTTTTCCTAAACGAGCTTTACTTCTAATGTCAGACAACTTGTTTTCCTTTAAATACCTTCGGCACGTAATCTCTACAAACGCCTCATCTACTGAGACTTCGCAAATATCATTGTGTTTAAACTCTTCTAAAACATTATGCATTTCTAGCTCGCTCATACTCCATAAATTTTGTAAAGATTTTGTTGGCATTTTGATTGAGCTTTGTTTTCCTTTTGTAAATAATTTTCTCACAATACGAAACCATGCACCCTCAGCAGAGCAACTTAATATATTACAATCCTTTTCCCAGTCTCCAATATATAATGGAATATGAGGTAAGTTCTTTTTACTCATTTTCTACAGTGTTTAAATTTTGTTCAACCTCTTCAGAAACTGCTGGAGTAGCTATAAGCAATTCTAACCATTCAGCTCTTTTAGATTCTGAAGCAGCTTTAACCAGCTTCATAATTCTATTATAATTTGATTGTCTATGTTCTAAACCATCTATAGTATGAAACCTATCTATGTAGAAATTTGCTTTAGCTCTATAATCGCTATCTGTTAGCCTTAAATGTTCAAAAGACTTACACGCATGAAGTACCGAAGCATGGTCTCTGTTAACAAACGCTGCTACTTTACTGCAACTTAACCCTAAATTTTTATGAGCATGATGGCAGAATATTTTAAGTAAATCCTGGTGAGGTCTCTCTCTACCTCTAGCCCTAACGTCTATTCCTTCCTGGTCTTTTATTGTATTTACATAGCCTATTAAGACTCTCTCTATGGTAGTGTACTCACTTTTTGATAACTTTGTTTTCATATCTATTTATTTAGGTCTAGTATTTGGGAGGGGGTGTTTCTAATACCACTTAGCCACCCCTCCTTTATACTTTGGTTAAATTAATACTCGATTTATTATACTTCCATTTTGGAAGTTTTTTTATTTCACCATCATTATCCACCCAACAATGGTCAGGTTGCAAAATAGTATTACCTTTTTCAACTCCTTCTAATGCTGCTTTATATTTTCCTTTTAATTCTTTAAGGTGTTTCTCCATTAACATAACCTCTTCGCACTCTGAATAATCAACTGTTTTGGACCCTTCTCTATAAGTTAGCTTCATATCTCCATATATATAATGCTCAGTACCTACTAGCTCATCTTTAGCTTGCTCATCAATTTTAGACAAACATGTAGTAAACTCTTTAAGAAATTGTTTTAAATGTAAAGCCACAAAAGTTGCTGGAAGCGTACCCTGTTCAACTTGTCTAACAAGGTCATCTAAGAAAAATTTTCCTGTTCGTTTTCTAATAATTACTTGCTCTTCTTTTGTAGTAGGAGCGTGAGCTTTTAATTTTATTACTTTTCCTTCCATTGTTTTATTTATTAGATTTTAATAACTCTGCTTTATTTTCTTTGCTTAGTCTAACTTTTTTCTCTATTTCCTCTATAGGTCCACCGTTTTTAAGATATATTACAGCGTCATTCCATTGAGGCGTACCTTTATTTAACCACTTCAACTCTTTTTCCTTTTTAGGAGGGTTTTTTTTAGGAGGGTTTTTAACTGTTTTATTACCATCGTCATCTTCACACTCTAAAGCTAAAAGAGATTGTAGGGTGTATCTCCTGTAATAAGTTATACAACTGCCAATTTTTTGAGGCTCTTGTATTGTAACCTCTGGAAGTCTTAACGAGCTATGTCTTGAATCTCCATTGTCTAAACAAATTAACTTAGATATAACCTCATTTTCCTGAATAGGTTGTTGTAATAATAAATTGTATTTTTTTAAAAGGGGTTTTAATTCCTTTATAAGTTTATTAATATCAAAATATTGACTGTCATAAAAAGGATTTTTCTCGTCTTTTGATACTACT